TCGCTTGTCCCCCCATTGCCTATATTTGCTAAGATAATCAGAAGGCAAACTACTAGGAGGCACCATGTCAAAACTAACACTTCCATCAGGCGCAACAGTTACCCTCAAAGACCCTAACTCACTTAAAGTTAAAGATCGCAACCGCATTATGAAGGCTGGCGATGGTGGGTCAGCAGCAGAGCGCGGAATTGCTATCAGTAACGCACTTCTCGCCGCAATCATTGAAGAGTGGTCATACGACCTTCTCGTTCCTTCAGTTAAAGAGGAATCCATCGAGGAACTTTCAATCCCTGACTACTCTCTGCTCGTCAAAGAAACCGAGAGCTACATTAAGGCAATCTTCCCTGAACTCGCAGACACCGACCTTAATCGCCAGAACCCAGATAGCCCTTTAGAAAACTAGAACGGCTTAAAGGATTACTTCAAGGGTTCCAAAGACACTCAGACTTTGATTACCCCGATGAGGAATGGTTCTACTTTAGATTTGCAGATAAGTTTGGTTGGACTCCTGACCAAGTAGATGATCTGCCAGCAGTACGGGCTGAGTGGTTGTTAGCAATAGCCGATACCATTGAGCAAGTGAAAGTCGAACAGATGGAGAAGCGGTGAGCGATAACCTGCCCGAAGTCTCAGCGGCTTTGAGGGCATGGCAAAATCGCATGGATAAAGCAGGCGAGTTGGCTACGAGAGTAGTCTCTATTGCTCTCTGGATAGATGCTTGCAAAATTGCTAGTGAAACTCCAAACCCACCGATTCAGAAGAATAATAAGTTACGCCACAACCCTCACATCGGCCCACGATCAGGAGAAGGCCCGAACATCGCAACGGGTAATCTTTTTCGCAACATCATCGCTCAACCAGTTAGGCATCAAGGATTTGGCACTTATGTCGCAAGCGTTGAATCCGGTGCTGAATACGCCAGAGCAGTAGAACAAGGCTCATCTAATTGGAATGGGGTAAAATACCCATATATGACCCCTGCGCGTGAGAATCTCATCGCAACGGGTAAAGCGCAGATAATCGCAACGGGATTTCTAAGAGCAGCGATGGGGGTTTAGAGTGGCAGGTGATATTCCTCCATTAAATATTGACATCCAAGTTGCTCTTGGAAACCTTACTAGCGCAGTAGATCAAGCCACCGTTGGACTTAATAAAATTGGCGACACAGCTAAAAATCAAGAGTCTAAATTCTTGTCATTAAAGACTGTCATGGCTGGAGTCTTTGGTGGAAACTTAATGATGCAAGGCGCACAAATGCTAGAGGGCGGCCTGCGCGATGCTATTAAAGCAATTCAAGATACACAAGTAGCCACAGAACAACTTTCAACAGCCCTCAACGATGCTAAACAAAACACCGCCGCCAATAGAACAGAAATCCAAGCGACAACGGAAAAAATGTCGGCTTTGGGTTTTTCTACTTCTGCCACAGAGGGCGCATATAAGACTTTAATTTCTGCAACAGGCTCGACAACTGAAGCCACCAAGTTGATGGCGATGGCGGCCGATCTTGCTCGCTACAAACATGAAGATTTAGCTACTGCCGCAATGACCCTTGAAAAAGGGACAATGGGTAACGCTCGCGCTTTCAAAGAATTTGGTATTACTTTAGACACAACTTTGCCCAAGAATCAGGCTATCACTAAGGCAATGGATGAGTTAAACCAAAAGATCGGCGGGCAAGCAATCGGCTACACTCACACATTCGCCGGCGAGATTGAAGTCTTAAAAGCCAAGTTTGACGATGTGGCAGTTAAGGTCGGCGCAGTTGTCATACCGATCCTGACAAAACTGATGGAGTTTATTACGGGCGTTCTCATTCCAGCAATCGTTTGGCTATACAACATCGCCATCGGCGACTGGATTAAACAACTTGTAAATCTCTGGAACACGCACGAAGGTCTAAGAAAAGTCGTTGTTGATGTTATTAAGGCAATCGTTGATGCTCTTGGGTACATCGTAGGGGCTATCGGTAAAGTTGTAGATGCTGCCTCTCACTTGCCTCTTATCGGCAGTCACTTCAAGGGTATCGGCGCAGGTATTGATGAAGCCGCAAAGAAAATCGGTGATTTTGGTAAGGGCTTAGATGCTCTAGCTAATAAGAAAATCGGTGGGGGAGCTAGCCTTGCTGACCAACTCGTTACTGCCGGAACTACTGGCGCGGGTGGGGATACCGGCGTTACAGGCAACCTCGGAGCCGCTGGAAATGTATCTAAAGCCCACGCTGCTGCTGCTAAAGCAACTGCCACCGCACTAGCCAAGCGCAATGCCGAAATCAAGAAATACAACGATGAGGCAGTCAAGCTAGAAGATCAGATGAACGCGGTTCTCACAGACCGCCAACAGAAGATGGATGCGGCAACTGCTACTCGTGACGATGCTTTAGCAAAAGCCAACGAAACTTACAACCAATCAGTCGCAGACATTAACCAAAAGTATGACGATGCTATGGCTACGGCTCAAGATAATTACAACACCGCAGTCGAAAACGCTACTGCCACTCATCAGGAAAATCTGCTCAACATTCAACAACAATACGCAGATAAAGCCGCACAACTAGAGCAGTCAGCCGCCGATAAGCGACAGAGCATTATTCAGCAATCCATTGATGTAATGACCAACGCGTTTGCTAGCGCAACCAAGATCGATATAGGGACTTTATTCACAACGGGTGGAACACCCTCTATCCTGAGCCAATCTACTGTCAATGGGATTACAACGACAGTTGTAGGGGCAGCCACAGGAACAGCAGACTCTCTCAAATCTGCGCTTCAATCTAAACTAGCCGACATTCTCAAACTGCAAAAAGATGCGGGGGATTTAGCCGCTAAAGGTTACAACCAATCCTTTATCGATGAGGTAATAGCTCAAGGGCCAGCACAGGGAGATGCGCTTGCTCAGTCAGTCCTCAACGCAACTCCTGACACTCAAAACTCTATTAAATCTCTCTACGCTCAAATCCAAGACACATCTCAGAACGGGCTCAATACTCTTGCCGCGCAGATGAACGATGGAGCGAGTTTTGCTACCCAAGCCCTCGCACAGCAATACGCGCAAGTCGGCATCGATCTACAAACACAACTTTCCGCTAACTCAAATGCCATGCAGACGGCAATGGATAAAGAAAACGACACCTTTAATAAATCACTTACAACGGCTCAAGACACCTTAAATAAGGCTACAAAAGCCGCCACAGATGCCCGTGACCTTGCTTTACAAAAGGCGCAAGATACCCTTCAAAACTCTATTACGGCGGCTCAGGATGCCTTTAGCAAGTCTGTAACTGCCATCTCAGACTCGACCATGAAACAACTTGATGCGCTTCAATCTGAACTAGAAGCGACAGCCGCTTCACTTACTTCTTTAGGCGCATCGACAGCCAGTATCTCTAGCTATGGCGCAAGCGGTGGACTTACACCCACGCCTACATTTAATGCTGCTCCATCGTTAAGAAACCAACCCTACGGGCCGGGAATCCCCAACCCCGTCATTGGCTCACTCACTCAGAATGTCTATACAACTGACCCATCACTCCCAAGCCTTTCAACCGCGCTAACTACCGCGATCACGCTTGGACAAACTCAAGGCATTATTCCCGCAAGCGCGGTTGTTTCTAATTACGCAAGTTCAGGAACTTCCATGAGAAGGGGTGACTAATGACTATCACCTCACTTCCTTATTACGGGTTTGCATGGAATGGATTTGCCTTTGGCGGTACTGGTTCTCCCTATCAAATTACAGCGGCAGACGGCATTGAGGGCTTGCCGACAATCAGAAATCAAGACGATACTCAGGGCTTTAACGATGGAATGTTTACGGGCAGGGACTTCTTGGGCGGCAGAACAATCACCCTCACGATCCTCACGCTCTCAGGTAATGGAAACTCTGCTCAGGCTAATTACAACCTATTAAAAGCCGCGCTCTTACCAACATCTACCTACACAGCATTTTCAACAACCAATCAATTACAGTTCCAACTTTCAGCGGCTTCTGGACTTCAATTCTTTAACGCTCGCGTGAGAGATTCTAAAACTGTCATTACCCCAGATTTTACTTACGGATACATTACCTCTCAGTGGACTTTCTATTGCGCCGACCCTCGCTTCTATGACAATACGCAACTAGCTACAACAATCCTTTACTCAAATCTTGGTCGAACATATAACCGCACCTACCCACTCACTTATGGTGGAGGTTCTATCGCCCCATCTGCCGCAGTAAATAATCAGGGTTGGGCTACAACATATCCAATCATTACTATCACGGGGCCGATCACTAACCCATCTGTCGGCTCAACCACTCAAGGTAATTACATTACGATTCAGGGAACTTACGCGGCGACAGACACAATCGTTGTTGACTTGGCTCAAAGATTAGTAACTGTTAATGGAACGACCGCAAGAAATCTTGTCGCAGGTGGATCAAACTGGTTCTCTGCTCAACCAGGGTCTAACTCGTTCTACCTTACGGGTTCGGGTTATACTTTGGGAGTTACCGCCGCATCTGTCGCGTGGTATAACGCTTACATTTAGGAGATGAAGTGACACTTAGAACCCCTCCAAGTTGGCTCCAGAATGGAAGTCACAGCGCGGAAAATGACAGATTGACCCAGCAGGCAATTTGGAAATCAACGGGCATCATCAACTCTGGCGACCTCTACATTTCTCAAAACGGCGTGGGCAATATGAGTGTCAACATCTCAGCAGGTTGGGCTGCGGTTCTTGGAACTTATCAAACAAATATGGGCGTTTATATGGCTTATAACGATGCCACAGTAAACGCAACAATCACCACCGCTAATGGATCAAACCCACGCATTGACCTTATCTGCCTTACTGTCGCCGATGCTTACTATTCTGGTGCATCAAATACTGTCACAGTGAATGTGGTCGCAGGAACTCCGGCCGCATCTCCAGCCGTTCCAGCAACTCCCACTAACTCAATAGCTCTCGGTCAGGTCTATGTCGGAACTTCCGTCACATCTATCCTCACCGCGAACATTACAAACTACAACATTCTTGCTACTTCAGCGACAAACAACAATGTAATGCAAGCCGGCAAAAACGCCGTCATCAACGGCGGCATGGATATTTGGCAACGCGGTACTTCTATCGCATTGGCGGCTTCCGCTTCAACCACTTACCTTGCCGATAGATGGTGTACGCAAACAGGTGCTAGTGAGGCAACAACCGTTTCTCGCCAAGCAACGGGTGATACAACCAACCTTCCAAACATTCAATACGCACTTCGCTATCAACGCAACTCAGGGCAGACAGGTACAGGCACATTATCACTAATTTCAAATTTAGAAACTACCAACACTATTCCGCTTGTAGGAAAGCAAGTAACTGTTAGTTTTTACGCCCGCGCTGGTGCAAATTTCTCAGCAACTAGCAACTTGTTTAATTTCTCATTATTGACAGGAACGGGTACAGACCAAAATGCGTTTTCAAGTTTAACGGGTCAAGCATCGCTTATCGGCGTATTTGACACTCTTACAACCACTTGGCAACGCTTTACTCACACGGCAACAGTTGGAACTTCGGTCACTCAGTTAGCCCTTGACTTTGCCTTCACTCCAACAGGAACCGCAGGAGCCAACGATTACTTTGACATCACAGGCGTACAACTAGAACTTGGCTCAACCGCTACCACCTTCTCTCGCGCTGGTGGAAGTATCGGGGGAGAATTGGCATTGTGCCAGAGGTATTACACACGATTTACCGCAGGAGCAGCCAACTTTTACATCGGCGGTAGGGGAGTCGCTTCCGCAACCACGACTTGTGTAATGGATTTCCAAGCACCCGTCACAATGCGTGCAATACCTTCAACCATTGATTACTCGAATCTTTCAGTATATGACGAGGTTACAGCTTTTCCAGTATCGGCGGCGACCAACTTAACTATAACCAATCCCCAAATACTAGTCGTAACTTATACCTGTGTAGGACTTACTCAGTATCGAACTTATGCAACGAACAGCGGAGCCTCGACCGCTGGCTACATCGGATGGAGTGCTGAACTGTAATGACTACCACTTTTCTCGCAAACATTGAACCAGACGGCACTTATTCAATCCACGCCATTATTGACAACGGCAACGGCTCATTTACTTCAATGTCCAAAGACACCTATTTTGCTCAACTAGATAGCGAGCCAACCCAAGCCGATTTAGATGCAATCGCTAAAGCCCAAGCAGATGCCCAAGCCAAAGCAGAGGCAGAGGCTACGGCTCAGGCTAATTTCACGGCACAGTTGGCGGCTACTAATGCGAAGTTAGAGGCATTGGGGCTGACGGCGCAGGATATTGCGACACTCTTAAACGCCGCAAAAGGGTAGTGTATTGGTATGGCTACTCAGTATCGCTACCTGTTAGCCGATGTTCTCACTAACCAAATCCTCGCAGAGCTATCCCTTACCAATGTTAATTTCACTCAGCAACTAAACACCGCCGGAACTTTTACGGGGGAGTTGCTTCTCGCGGGTGTAAACACCGCCAAACTCAATGTGCTTAACTCAACCATTCCGGCTAGATGCGCGATTTATGTTGATCGCTCAGGAGTCTTGGTATGGGGCGGGATTATCTGGAACCGCGAATGGGACACGGGAAACCAAAGACTCAAGATTACCGCCAGAGAGTTTGAGTCTTACTTTGAACGCCGAAGGATTGCATCGACCCTAGTCTTTACAAACCAAGACCAACTGACTATTGCCGAAAACCTTATTAACGCCGCGCAATCAGTACCTTATGGAAATATCAATGTGCTAATACCCTCAACAACTTCAGGGGTAATTATTGGATCGCAGATTTACTACAACTATGAACTTAAAACCTATTTCAACGCGCTTTTAGATTTGGCTAAAAACAACAACGGCTTTGATTTCAATATTAAAGTCGCCTATGACGGAAGCGGAAACCCTACAAAGACCCTCCAACTAGGCTACCCACGATTGGGAAATACTTACTCATCGTCATCAGCAACTGTTCCCGTGTTTCAAATCCCTGCTGGAAATATCGTTCAATACAACTACAAAGAAGATGGCACTAAAGCCGCTAACTCTGTCTATGCCACAGGCGCAGGGTCTAATGAGGGCAAGCTAATCGCTAACAGCGTAGATACAACTAAGACTTTATCTGGCTGGCCCTTACTAGAGGATTCATCTAATTACTCCAACATCACCGACTCAACACTTCTAGGCGGGTTGGCAAGTGGTCAGGTACTAGCTACCTCCTATCCACCACAGACCCTTCAGATTGTCGCGCCGCCATATCTCGATCCTGTATTTGGAACTTACAAATTAGGAGATCAAGCCCGCGTAATTCTTAAAGATGATTTCTACCCTTCTACCTTTGACGGCAACTATCGCATCGTGGGATTAAATGTCAGCCCCGGCGAGAATGGCCCTGAGCGCGTAACCTTGACCCTTACAACAACATCTAATTAGGGAGGCGATCTAGTGCCCTGGGTAAATCAGCCACCAGCAATCCGTGACATCTTTGCGCTCTTAGATGATCGCATTCGCAAACTTGAAACTTCTGGTCGCTTTACTGTCCCCATTGTCACAACTGACCCGACAAATTACCGCAAGGGCGATATGTGGATTAACTCCACTTCCAACACTCTAAAAGTCGTGGACTCGGTTGGTACAATTAGAACCGTCACCATTGTCTAACCCATAACCCGAAAGGGCGCAAATGTTCTGGAGTAACGCTAACTCAATTTCAAACAC